GCCCACTTAGATAATATACACTATTTTAGGTTAAAACCAGTATAATAAGATTAACGCCTATACGGCGCATAACAAAGGAGAGGCCCATGAGCCAGACCAATAAAGTACCCGTACTAAAAGTACGCAACAAGAAACCAGGCATTACTACAGGTGCAAACACAGAAGTCACCTTAGACGGTAAGCCACTAACAAACATATCGTTTCTTAAAATAGAGATTAGAGCTAGAAAAGTAGCTAAAGTCATGATGGAGATGTATGTTGAGGTAGATGCAGAAATAGAACCAGGAGATCCTACTATAACAATCAAAAAGGTTACAGGATGGCATAATATTCTTGGTGATCTGTGTAAACAATTCTTCAAGATGAAGTGAAATAAAAAAGGCCGCGTAAGCGGCCTTTTTCATATCTAGTTTTTAGATTAAATTAAGCTTTTTTAATTGGATTGCCAGACTCAACTCTATCATATCCACGACCACTAACACCTGAAGTTGCAGCCTGTGACGGCATTTGACCTTCTGATGAAGTAGCCACAGGATTTCCAGCCCTTGTAGTGTTGCTCATCCAATGTTTGTTGTTTTTGCGGTCGCCATCTGTATGTCGAGGATCTGAACCTTGCCATTTTGCAGGCTTTGCATCTCCTTCTCCAGTTGCTGATGCCTCAAATAAGTTAGCGGATCCTATGGCAGGACTTCCTACCTTATCTTTGCCATATTTGCCTGGCGAAACTGTTGCGCTTAACTCTGAACTACTTTTTAAGTTTTTTGCTCTATCTGGGTGCAGTTGAATTGCACCGTATTGATGATGAACATCATCATCAATGCCCATATCTTCGCCAAATGACTTAGGATGTCTAAAATGACCGTGCATTTCAAGAATTTTATTTACTATATCTTTTTTACTAGGATGATGTTCAATGTTGAATCCAACAAGTCCTTCTGAATGAGGCTCTGATCCAAATTTTAAACCTTCTCCATCATCGCTTAGGTTCCCTAAGGTTGCAGAGTGAACATGTGGCGCTAAATCTCTAAATAATCTATGTAAAGCATTATCTTTAGCTGTTTTGTTTAAAGACTCCACCTGAACAAAGTCACTCTTATTAAGCGACTCCTGTTGAACTTCATTGTTCTTTTGTAAGATCCAACCGGTCCAATCAATAAATTTTGACATATATATATATATCCTCTATGTTAATTTATTAGTTTAAGCTGTTTGACTAGCTCTTTGCAGAGTGATATCTGCCAAGATGAAGTCAATACCTTCAACAAGCTTAACAACAACTGAAATGTTCACGGTGTTGCCGTTGATTTGAACAACAAGTTGTTTGAAACCGTTTTTAGCGTCAGCAGTGCTAACAGTAATTCCCTGTGCTAAATATGTAGAAAGAATTGCTTCGCACGTAGATTTGATCTCTGCGGCAGAAACCGTGTTCTTTAGACCAATGTAGATATTCTCCAGCTGATTTCGGAAATCATAAGCAAGAACATCTGCAGCATAAAGAACGTGTCCACGATTGTAGACCCAATTTCCATCTTTTCCATAAGTTGTGTTATCTACAACAAGTCGGAAACCACCAGTTTGAGGAGCTTCCCAGAAAGTGATACCGCTCTGGATTGCATTATCAAACATAGTATCTGGATCGAAGTCTGTCTGGATATCCTGCTCTGCAACAGACATTGCTTGGCCGGTCTGTCTAATTCCAGACATATTGAAGTACTTAAACGTCATTGGGTTACCGATAGGAGATCCGCCGCGTGCGCCAGCAAGAAGAGCGGCACCAGCCCAAGGCTGAAACCACTTAATTGCTCCTTCAGAGTCAATCTGACGAACGTCCTGAATAACCATCTGAATTCGACCAGAAGCCATAGTAGCAGCTTTCGTTTTAGAATCTTCATAAGAACCTTTAAACGATAAGTAGCCTTGTCTTTCAGACTTCTTCTTAGTAGTAGCCATCAAGCTTAGGTGCGTTTTAACAGCCTGGTGAATAGCATCAATAGTGTATGTAGAACTTCCGTCTGTCAATTGATCGGCAAGATCTTCTGTAGCATCTCTTGAGAAAAGAGGAACAACAGAATTTACACGGAATTTTTCAAACTTGCTAAGAGCATTAGTGATTTCAGCAGAATCAGTTCCGCCTTTAAGACCGCCGCTCAAATAAACAGCTTTAGGAACACCTTGTTGATCAGGTAATCCAACTTTTTTAACTTCAGAAGATCCGACAAGAGGAATCAATTCAACTTGAGAAGACAAGCTGAAGAAATTAGCAACTCGATCGGCGTCTCGTTTAATTCTGGCAGGTCTGCGAACAGTGGCACCAGTATAAAAAGCGCCAACGTTAGAAACTCTATCAAGCACAGAGATAGGAAGCTGTCCAAGTTGAACATTAGAGACAGATGCTGTCCATCCGTCGAGTGCTTCAATATAATCCGCAACAGCTTGTACAGTCGGAAAATCTTCCTTGCTGATGGTGATTGATGCGGGTGATGCTCCAGTTTGCGTAAGAACAATTTGAGTTGCGCTAACAGCAACAGAAGCCGCAGTACAAGAACCAGTGTTGTCTCGACCAATAGAAAGTACGATTTCGCCGCCAACTGTTTCGGTTTCTTCCAAAGTTGAAACAGTATCTGTAACTCTTAAAGTAGCTAGAGGCTCAGAAGCCGCAGTCGCAAAAGATTCAGCAGTCAACGCGAGAGACGTATTTGCGTTACCGCTAGTAATTTGCAAGCTTCGACCCCAACCATTTCTATGAATAGCCGATCCAGCTCCTTGAGTTAATTTAATTGTGTTTGCCGCTGTTCCAGCAGAAGCAACTACAGTTGCACCAAGAGCCGTATTGAGCGCTGAAACTAGTGCAGCAACGTTTGCATACGATGCGGCTGCGATAGTAGCTGTTACCTCAGCTCCACCATTAACTCGATATTTAAGGCTATCATTTGTACCAACAGATACTGTCAGTGGGAATGTGATTACGCCGGAAGTTACACTTGCTGCAACTTCTGCAGTAAGAGTGTTTCTATAAGTAATCTTATTTCCACCAGTTCCCCATTCAAGAGCGCGTAGCCTTCCGTAATCGTTCGTGCTGCCGCCAGCAATTACTGGACTAAGTAGTGCACGAACAGATGCGTTAGTTTTGTAAATGTAAACTGCTTGTGCTCCACCAGGAATTGCGCCATCTGCTCCAGGAGCAAACAGCATGCTGCAAGCATCTACGATAGGACCGCGTCCATATTTAGATCTAATCTGCGGAAGCTGATCTGGACTAAATACATTGTTCGCGATATTTGTTTCTGCAGAACCAGGAGCACCTGCGTCTGCTTCTCCAAAAATTGCAACTATACCTGTTGGACTAAGAGGAAATCCTCCGCCAAGGTCAATTGTAGTTTTAGAGTAAGCACCTGGTTTGAAAATTGTAGCGCCGTTAAAGCTTACATTAATTGCCATGTGTAATGTCTCCTGAATCAAAATTCTCTAACACAATTATAACATAGATATCAAGTTAGGTTAGTCTAACTTAATTCCGTACTTTTTTAAAGCATTATCAAAAACTTCTACTGTCGCTATAGTAGGCACACCGCGCCCCTTAAAATCCGCCCTAATAATCTCTTTATGGTGGTGCAGTGGAATTCTTGAGCTCCTTAAGGCAAACCAAGTATCAAAATCTACTACTGGCTCATCCTCAATAATCTGTGGAGCCTCTTCAATTTTTGATTCTTCAGTTGCCAAGCTTTCTAGCTCTGACTCTAAAGCCTCAGATTGCATCTTTTTCCTTTTAGACATAATAGCTCCTTAATATCTATTTTAACCGGCTAGTCAGTTAAATATTCATGTCGTCGTCGCCGTCATCATCCCCAGCACGGCTAACTTGAAGACCCTTATTTGTTGTGGGATCGACTTGAGACATATCTACATCTAAAGATGCCGCTATATCTGTAGCAGGCTCTAAACCTACAGCAGGATCAATATTTATATCTTCTACGTTAAAATTAGACTCTCCGGCCCAAAAATTCTGAGTTGTGCATCTGAATCTTACCCATCGAGTCCATATGTTCTCGGTCATCTTACCAGTATCTTTATTGTAATCGGATGCGCTAAATGTGTGCAGCTTAAGCCCTAATCTATGGGCCATCAACTTATGCTTAAATAGAACATAGGCAGTTATATAATAAAGCCATAAAACATGATCCCCTGCCTTGTTAGCGTGTATCCCGATATCAACCATACAAGTAAATACCCCAGTTCCCGTTTCTCCAGCATCATCAAAAACACCAGCAAAGTCACCTAGAGATGACTTACTTTCGTCTTCAGTTTCGTTAGCTAAATGAACACTAACGCAGGGGATTTGTTGCACATTAAATGCCCAAGCTTTTACAACTGGTATTTTAGTTGTGGAAAACCACTTCCAGATTTCGTCTAGATACTTTTGACCATAATCATTACTTAATTCGTCTTGAGTAAACTGACTAAATAGTTCATAAAATTCAGCCTTATTGGCACGAAGAGACTTAATGCCGTACTCTAAAACTTTCTGAACTACGATTTCTGGCATCGTAAAAGACATTAGAAGTTTTCCTCGTATGATCTAATAACATCTCTAACAATATCCTCGTGTGATTCTTGTAGCATGTCATTGATCTCCTGCAAATCCTCAGTAAAGTTCTTTTCTTTTTGAGGTTGAATCCACTGAGAGGCACGATTTTGTTTGCTAGTTACAGTCCTAAAGTTTGCCTTCGATTCTTTAGGTTTTACTTTATTATACTGAGAAACGGCGGCCTCATATCTTTGAGCAGAAATTGCCTTTTGAGCATCAAAGATATTAGAATGAATGGGTGTCTTAGGTGTTTTACTGGGAGAACCAACCGGAATAACTTTATAGACTCCACTCCCATCTTTCATTGGTTTAGCGCCACCAGCTAGCAAAACATCTAACATGGGGTACGGTGGTTCGCTAAAATCGGTTACACCAGACTCGGTCTCTAGTATAAAAGCGTCAAATCTAGGTCTAAGTTCATTAATAAACTGAGCTGAATCTTTCTGTACACCAGATTGAACAGCTAAATCTACGGCTGAATCTAGTTTATCGCTGAGCGCCTTAGATATTTCGTGTTCAGCTTTTGCTGCAATTTGTTCAACAGTGTCTTCATCTAGGCCTTTATTACGCAGAACTATTTTAAGCTTTTCAATTTCAAGAAATATACTAACCATTGGATTTACCGCGCTTAATTGCTTTTGCACGAAGATCGTGCAAGAAGTTTTCTTTCTCAAGATGAGTCCACTCAGATCCAAAAGTAATTCTTATTTGACCGTTTGGAGAGATTTCAATTTGAGGACGCGGAAGATATGGGTAATTTTCATCATGAATCTTTGCAGGATTTGCTCTGTGAACACTGTACGCTTCTACAACCTCTGGCCCTTTTCCCATCTCATCAATTTTTGATTGTAGTTCTCTTAATTTGCGCTCAAGCTCATCAATCTCTGCACCAGCAAGATCTGCAAGATCGTTGTGCTTTTGTGTAACTGTGTGCACAACTTCTTCTAACTTCTCGAACAAAGAAATAATTCTAGATTCTACTTGTTGCAGATCTACCGCAACACCGTTTCTAATCTGCTCTCTAATGGTCTCCATCTCTTGATAGATATTGCCAATATTGTGTTTTTTATAGTTTTCTATTAAAGAGCTTACTCCACCTTGTAGGGCATCATCTGAAAGATCTTCATCGCTTAAAATATCAAGCGCTTCTTCATCTTCAGGCAAGTACCATTCAAAAACACTCATCAGAGCGGCGGTCATTTGCGGAAGGGATTTATTTGTCCATTGATACACTGTTTTGTGTCCATCGTTTACCCTGCCAGAGTAAACATCGTTCATGTGTTTTCTGACATGGACTGTATATGTATCTAAAACAATATCCTTAAAGTCCTCGTCTTCCATTCCTTCAACAGCTAAACGAAGTTTTCTAAACAAGCCATTGCCAACTAATTTTAAAGCATCACCATGAGTAATTTCGTAAACTGCATCTGCTTTTTGTCTAATGATGTTCTTCTCTAGCTTTTCTAGAGACAACATTCCACGCAGACTTTTTCCCATCTTGTCTTTAATTAAATATTTTAATGGTTCAACGCAGCAGTCGCGTAATTTTTCCCAAGGGATTTCTTGCGGTTCAAACCACTTAGGGTTTTTTATTTCTTCTGTAGATTTTGGTTCCCCAGTCCACGATTCAACTAAGAAAACATCACACTCATTGCCGTTAAGTTTTCCTGACCAAACTTTCTGCGGATTTCTTCCAACAACACCCATTTCTTCTTTAAGTTCGCGAAGTGCTGTTATTTCTTTATTGCTGTCAGAAAGATCGGTGTGTCCACCAGCAAAAGCTAGTCCGCCCGAGCTATGATTACCAAGACATACGCGACCATTGTCGTCCATTAATATGGCGGCAGCAGCTTGACCTTTATAGTGCTCTTCAAAAGATTTTTTAAGTTCTTTTTTAGATTTTTTTCTAGCTTTTCTTTCTTCTTTTACTTTAGATTTAGCGCGAGCGTGGTGCTCTTCTCCCCAGTTTCCACCACGATCTTCTCCGCTTTGTTCCGGTGCATCTTTGCCAGGTGATGTGTATTTCGCTGCAACAGATTTAGGTGGCCGACCTCGACCGCCATCTTTAACGTGATCGCCATGAAGTATAGCCATCATCATTCTATATTGTTTACGCGAAACTGCTTGTGGCATAATCAATGAGCTCCAATTAACTTAATAGAATCATTATAACTTAATGTTGCACTTAACTTAAGGTACAACAGGATTAGTTATCTTTTCGCCAGAGCCTATCATAAAATCTCTTCTAACGAGAATTTGTTGCGGTAATCTTCTGGCTGTTTTAACGCCGTCAACCAATTCTTGTGTAATTCTTAGTTCTCTTAGTGACTGCAGTACAACATATACTGGTTTGGCGTAATATGCCCAACCTATAACTTCTCCACGTTCTTTTTCAGAATCGTAGAACGGCTGCTTTCCTTCTATCCAGACTATATCGCCATCCTCATTGATGCTGAAATCCTCATCTTTATAGTAGAACTTTTGCACGCCGTCAGTTATAGATGACGCATACTCAATATCTTGAGCTGGATATCTCAAAGATTGGACATTTCCAGGTCTTGGCTCATAGCCTTTAAGTTCCCAAAGCCGAACAGTAAAGTCGGGAAGTTCTAGTTTATCGTATGTGTTAAAGTCTGCTTGTGCCCCATCTGGGTATTCAGCAGGAAACGTCATTACAGCAGTTCCAACTTCCCATACACCGTGCGCTTCAAAGGTCTTTTCAATTGAGTTGCCAGAAAAAGTACCCCATATCTCTTTAGACTCATAATATATGATTCCAGAATCATCGCAAAATGGGCAGTCTGGCTGGTGAGCTTGAAAAGTAGTTGATTCTACGTTCATGCAAGGTATTGCTTTATGGTGAATAATGCGAACACCGCGCTGACTAAGAAGTTGATCAAAGCTTGCACCTTTTATACTAGGATCGTGAATCCATAGTGGCATAGGTGATGCAGTACTTCTAGGCGAAGTAGCCGGCTGATTAGGATATTGTTGATCTGGTTTCTTCATCGACATTACTACTAATTATACCGCATACATTATTGACCATCTACCTGGTGTCTTGTATAATTAGTTTTAACGGGATCTGAAATTAATGGATAGAATGGCAATTTTAAATAAAATAATTGAAGAAGGTGGCAGCTGTTGCTGGTCAAGGCCCTCTATCTGTAAACAATGTCCTTTAGGTAAATTAAAGAAAAAATCAGACGGAACATGGCTAAACTGTGTTGAGGCAATCAATATAGAGTTCTTAACAGAAGAACAGGCGGATGCTAAATATAAAGAGGTAGCCACTAAGCTGCTTTTAGATAAGGCAATAGATGATATCTTAGGGGATCAAGATGGCTCTATCTAATCAAGATATCAAGACGTTAGAGGAGATAGTTTCTACTGACGGTAAATGCATGGATTCAATGAGGTGTATGAAATGTCCGTTTCGTGCAATGTGTCTTCCAGAATTCTTAAATCCAGTTCCACCAACAACCCAACAAAGAAAAATAATGGCCATAGATGTTCTGTCGCACCATGCGCTGGTGGACGAAAATCTAATAATAGAAGAATATCGATGGGACAAGAAGTAGTAATTAAAGATATAATAGATAAGTCTGAATCTGATTTTAGAAGATACGCTCTTTACATGTTTTTATTTAAGCTTTTTGGTACAAAAATATATAGAAAATATGAAACAAACATCTTCTCAAAAGACAAGAGACGCACTGCTTAATAAGTCTGCTGAAGATTTAAGCTATATATTGGGTCGATATTGCGGTCCTAGCAATATAATTCTTTGTGAAAAAGAATTTGGTTTTCTTCTAGATAAGAAAACTATAGAACAGATGATCTTAGAAAAATCTTTTGAAGAGCATCTTCTTTAATTTTAGAGTCAAAATCTGTTATAATAACTATACGCTCCTCAAGCATGCTCAAACATAGGAGGCAAGATGCAGGCACATCTATCTAAACTAGACTCCTATGATTTAATTTTAAAAGGAAGTAGTTATGGAACAGCGAGTCAAAAGACCCGTAGTTATCAGCTTTTCAAGTCATCAAGAAGCAATAGATATGTACATAGCAATAGAGTTCAAATTTTTTGTTCAGAAACTACTTTACTCACATACTGTTCGAAGTGTATAAATAGTTAATGACGCAGGATACTCTTAGCATTAATAATGTGCACTCTTTAAGAAAATTAGAGCTCACTTTTAAATTTATGTACTTTCTTCGAGATATCGGCATTAAGTCTGCTAAAGATCCTGCATCTAAGCTATGGGCAGAATACGTCAATATATTGTCTAAAATAGGCATAGAGGGAATGTCGTGCTCTTAACGGCCGAACAGGTAACTTCTTTTCGAAAACTAAATAGATTCTTAAGAAGACTTAAGATAATTGGCTCATTAGAGTTTGATGTTAAAAGTAAAAGCATAACAGAGTTTAACAAGCCTATGAGATATGTCATAAATATCACAGAGTATCTTCCGGGCAAGTATTACACTAGAGAAGATGAGATCGAGGAATTTGAGAGTAAGCTTCTCAACCTGATGATCAGGCAGTCAGATTAAAGAATCCATATCAAGCGACTGTTCTTACGAAGACTTACCCTACCGTCGTCGTGAAACCAGTAATCTAGATGCGTTCCGTCAGATTTTATCTTGTAACAGCCAGATTCGATACCGTTGCCTTGATAGTGGTAACCGAGCAGTTTAAGAACAACTTCCATAAGAACAATCCTTGCCACAACAGGATCATGTTCGCTTGCTTTTTCTAAGATGCTCTTCATGTCTCTGGCCTTATGAGAGTAGCTTGATGCCATAAGTGTTGAACTTCTGCTGCCCTAGTAAAAGGATCACGATATCGCTCAAATCTTTTATCTAACTTATAGAGAAAGTTGATGAGGCTATTCTGCATGTTTTTCTTCATAACCTCGTTCATAACCTCGTCGAAATCTAGAACTATCTCGCTGCTGCGCCTAATCATCTTAAATCCTTCTTTGCTGGCACAATCTCTACGAAGTATGCGTTCATGTCGCTTCCTGGCACCTGTATCCAGTGAGACGGTATTGCTAAATGTCCGCTGCACAGCGGCGCTATCATCAGCCTTGCGTAGCTTACTTCATGATACTTAAGCTCAACAACTTTTAGCCTGCAGAGCAGACCTAAAAGATCAACAAACCTATCATCTACATACACAGTGCTCATTCTAAATCCTTAGGGGGGGGCCTCTACCAGACTCAATATATTGAGTTTGACTCAGTTTCACTAAACAATACAGTTAAACTTGGTGGTTCAACTTCTTCATACCTAGTTCCATAAAACCCAAAATCATATCGAAAAGCGTACTTACCCTGCTTAAGCACACCTAGCCTCTTCAGCAGCAAAATAAGCGAGATATGAGATATGTCTGTGTAAGTATTCTTTATATCCACTTTAGATTCCATACGGCCACCGCACCCTACTTCTTCGTTATCCTATGGCGAGCAGCTGCTGCTTCAATTATGTTCTGCATCGACGCCA